GTTTCCCAGTCACGATCGGCGTCTTCAAAAGCAATACTTTCCTGCGATATGAAACGATGATCTGCGATGGGATAAAGGACAACCAGATGATTGCGATATCGGGTGATGTCGGACAGGGCAAGACACATTTATTCACCGCTGCCAGCCGTAAGCTTTCGGCAAACATCGACAGCGCGCCAAAGTTTGTATACGTCCGGAATTTCGATAAGGAGTCGCTGAACGTCGGCAACATTATGAATGCTATCATTCAGCAGTTGTCGGAAGAAAGCCCCCGGCGTGATAAGCTCGCCCGATCTACCCAGACCGTACGAATTCTCGGGAAGTTTATCAACTCGACAAAACGCCGGGTAAGTGTAGTGATTGAGGAAGCGCACCGGCTGCATTATAACACGCTTCGCAGTCTAAAGGAAATGCGGGAAGCTGAAATGTATGGAATTTGCCCGCTGTTTTCAGTTATCCTGATCGGTCATCCGGATCTTGCAAACAAGCTCGAGCGCCGCAAGGAAGTTTACTGGCGCAGTAACCTTATTGAACTGAATTCGGCTAACGGATGGATGAATCTTTCCGAGCGCACAGCATATATCGGCGCGGTATATGGTGATGCTGTGACACCGGTTGCACGGGAGAGAATTGCGACACTGTGCCGGGTTCCACTCCAGATTAACCGGTTCGTCGAGGGAAAGATGACTGAAGCATTTCACGCCGGTTATGCGCAAGTAAATGAGGAATGCGTACAGCTTTCAAACTATGAATGGAAAGAAGCGCTAAACCTTTCCTATAAAGAGATTGCCGATGAAGCCGGGATCGGTAAAACGACGGTTATAAAAGCCCTGCGCGGGCAGGGCTCGGAGAACACATCAGATGCAGTTTCGGCAGCAATCAGCCGTCTGCGAAACAAACAACTATCGGAGGCTATGTAACATGGATAAAGCACACCCAACGCCTGAAGATTATATAACTGGGCTATCTGAAACTGAGATCGGAATTGCGGTGAAGATGGATGTTACAACCGGCGAGATCAGCTATTACTATTCGGCTGAAGCCGGTCCAATGCAAGCAAATTTCTTGCTGGCAAAAGCCAGTGAAGATTTGTTTCAGATTATTCATAATCGGAGTGATTTAGATGGGCGGTAAGCATTCAGGAAGGAAGTCCGGGTATACCTATTTCGCGGTGTCAAAGCACATTAACGACATCATGTATATGCTTCGGCCATCTGATCAACGGATGATAAAATTGATCATAAAACATAAAAACAGGTTTTCGGCAAATAAGATCGAATGCTTTGATATGGAAGTGTCGAAATTACAAGCCTATTCAGAACAGGTTTTCGGACTTTCACTTGAGTCGCAGATTCAAAACGAGTATAAATTATGGCGATTCAAGATCCTGGAAAATTGGGAATATACGCTTGATGAGAGCGGGTATATTCTCGACTGGAAAGGAATGCATCACCCGTGCGGTATTCCAATTAAACAATTAAGAATCTGTCGAACGCAATGCTATCTGGCTGACAAGTGCAAAGCCGCCCAAAGGATCGGTGTAAAGTCTGAAAAAATGCTGCCGGATTCACGGGTTCACAGTTCAAAAGATCCACTCAAGATCGAGGGTTTACGATGGCGTTAACAGACAAAGACGGAAATTGGATCGATGGGTCCGGCCGTTCAATTCACCGGGATTTGGTTCCGATCCTGGAGCGGAAACAAGACGAGGTTGTAGAGAAGGTATTTAGGCGATTAATGAAGCTTGAAGAGCGAATTATTAAGGATCGAGAGACCATAAAAACATGGCTCGAGAAATACTTTGAATATGAGGATAAGGCAACCGGAACCCCGCGTCCGACGGGAAACCTTACGCTAAAGAATTACTCGGATACTCTTAAGATCAAGTTCCGGCAAAATGACGTGATTGAATTTGATGATCGTATTCAGCGGGCAGCCGGGATCATCCGGGATTTACTTGAAAAATGGTCAGGTGATGCCCGGCCTCAATTGAAAGCCCTGGTTAATGAGGCTTTCAATTCTGGGCAGAAAGGTAAGATCGACCGTAACGCAATATTCCGGCTCCGGAAGCTGAAGATTGATGATCCGGAATGGAAACAAGCAATGGATTTAATCGACCAGTCTGTTAGTGTTGCGGCTACCCGCCGTTACATTCAACTACTGGCCCGGAATGGCGGATCTGATTATTGTCCACTTGATCTTAACCTGAACAGATATTGACCCCCAAACCCCATGCGGCTACCCGGCTTCGTCAACTCCTTAGCCGCTACCCCTGGAAGCCGGGAAACATGCGACGATCTCCGGGCCCATTATGGGCCCGGAGTAATAAAAAGGTTAATAGATGGTTTGTCCGAACTGCGATAACAAAGGATGGAAGCCGCAAGATCACAAAGACACACCGGTTATTAATCTGGGTGGAAAGAGAAAATTTAAGAGCTTTGATATCCGGCACTATGGGTGTCTGAACTGTGGTTCACGGTGGCAAACCGAAGAAAAATTTTTCAGGTGGGTTGACCATCGCCAGCAGCTTGAACTATTCAAAAAGGTGAAGTGATGCAAAAGCCGAAATTGATTTACCCGGACGATTTCAAATGGCAGGTGAAAGTGACTTTTATCGGATTCGATTATCTGCTTGAACGTCTAAATGATAATGATGCAATAGTTGGTCAAATACTTCTCGATAACCTGAATCCGATTACTGAGAAAGAAATAATTGATCGGCTTTCCGATGGCGATATGGAATACCTCATTGGTCGGGCAAAACTTACTAAACAAATCGAGGAACTTCATTCTCAATATATCGGGATTATTCAGGATCATATGAGCGAGGTCCGCGCATGGCGGTTGAAAAATCTCACCTGATTGAGTTAAATAAGGATCTTGCCGGACTGTTCGAGAGCCTGAGTTTTGATGAGTTCTATCGAACAATTGAATCCCAACTTCTCGATTATGCAGACCGGCTATCTACTGCCGGAAGCAAACCGAACCTTCGTGAATTAATTGCGGAGATCGAAAGGTTTGTTGATCCTGAATCCGCTAAATATCTGGTCCGGGTTCTCTCCGGATACAACGATGTTATCGATTCACTGAATCAGAGGTATGAATTTTTGGGGCAAGATGTTAACAGGGATTTCTCAGAATTGCGCCGCATTGATGAAGTAACAAGAAAGCGTTTCGGAAAATTCAGCTCCGACACAAACGAACGCATTGCGCGCGTTCTTCGGCAGGATCTAAAGAAAGGTAAATCCTATAAGGAAATAACGCGGAATTTAAGACCGCTTGACAAAAAGGTATCAGGATATGCTGAGACTATCGCTATCACTTCAACAAAGGGGTATTCCCGCGCGGGCAAGTCCGAGAAAGCCCGTCTCGGTGAAGTATTTTATTATGAGTATGTGGGAATCATTCGTGCGAGTACTCGCGGATTCTGCCGGTCCCTCGTCGGAACAACTCATCACATCGATCAGATCAACCAGATGCGAAACGGACAATTAAACCCGGTCCTGACATACTGCGGCGGATATCGCTGCTTTCATGACTGGGAGCCCGATCCATTTGCTGAAAAGGGCAGTTCCGGAAGCTGGCAGACGGTTGAGATTGGAAAGCGAAAAATTAAGGTATATACCGAAGATGACATCCAACAATATTATGAGGAACAATAATGAAATATGTAATGATCTTGATCGTTATAATACTCACTTCATGCACCATGCAGCCGCAGCCAGCAGTAACACATAATAACATCCCGCCCGCAGATTCGATCGGGTTGTTGACAGTTGCAGCATTGTCTGCCGGCCGATTTACAAGCCCGAGGATCCTGACCTTTGCCGATACAATTGTTATCGGAAATCCGAATGCAGTGATAATCCACGAGCACTATTCAAACCGGCCGCATACCGGCGTTATGATGGGAATCATCACAATCCCGTATGCAAAGATAGTGCTTAAGAAATTGGGATTTTATTCCGGACAAGTAAACACCGCAGATAACGATGAATTCCGGCGGGCAATAAATTCTTTTGCTCTGGCGATGGGTTACAAAGCTGACGGTGAACTCGGGCCGGTTATGGCTCGTTCACTTCTTAATCTTGACAGATTAATCCCTACACAATAGATGCTGTAAATCTGATTGCTATATCGGAGGGTTCGCCGGGGTAGACCGTAGAGAAACCCCGCACCGGCAATTGATTGTCGGCCTTTACTTCCGGAAGGTGCAGCGCTAAGTCTACGGACGATAAATCAGTATGCATCGTGATGATAAGCGGGTACGGCGACGGAAGCGCCGCCCGCATAATTTTGAAGGGGTATCAATGGCTTATTTTGCGAATGGGACTGAAGGAATGATATTTGATAAGCAGTGCGCCGAGTGCCCGTTATGGGACAAAGCCTGCCCCATATATCTAGTACAACTCGAATACAACTACTCGCAGTGTAACGAAAAAAACGGAGACCTGCGGGCCGCCATGAATCTTTTGGTTGATAAAAAAGGAATCTGTCAGATGAAGCCGCTAATAGAGCAGTCAATCCGGTATCCAACATCACCTAATCAACTATCTATTCCATTTATCGAACTCAAACTATAGCGAATAAACACGAAAGGCGATAACATGCATTTCGACTTTATTGAATTTCTCGAGAAAAAAAATCAATGGTCTGTACAAACCTTTGGCGAAGGTCAACGAACTGTGGGAATACTATCTCACATTAGACATGAGTTAATCGAAATAGAAAAAGACCCTGCTGATATTCTTGAATGGATCGATGTTATTTTTCTGGCATTGGACGGCGCTTTCAGAGAAGGGCACACCGCTGAAGAGATAGTAAAAGCGATGCTCAAAAAACATGAAATAAATACTAATCGTTCCTGGCCCGCTCCGCCCAATCCCGATCAACCTTCCTTTCATAACAAAACAATTGATTAAATGTCTTGACATTTGATCAATTGTTTTATATCTTACTCCTGAGTTTAAAACAAACAGGAGAAACGGAGATGAAATTACCAGATAGTTACAGCAGCGAGCACTACAAAGAAGTATACCATATTGTTAAAACGAACAAATTGGTTATTAAAAATAAAGATGATCAGGAAAAATTGATTGATATTCTTAAGAAAAAATACCTATCGAATGAGCCTGATATTCTTGACAATATATCGATTGATCAATGGCGTAAGGAATGGTGGGACGTAGTTGTAAGTATTTTTAAAGCTACCGGTATTGACGCAAGAAATACATCGCTTCGGGACCGCTGTTGTCCTAAACATGGCGATGCAAACTCTACTAACGGGTGCCCATCTTGCACGATTCACGAATTAGAGATGGCTGTGATATGACAGAAAAAAATGAAATTATTCTGAGAGAGACAGCCCGCTTTCGCGGGCTTCTCCGTTATTATACTGGCAAGCCTTGTAAAAACGGTCATATCGCAGAGCGATTTACCAGTAATGGACGTTGTATCGAATGTCAAAATATTCAACGTCATCCGATAACTTCTGCGGCAAAAGAACGGATAAAAAAATGGCGTGAGAAAAATCCGGAAAATGTCCGAAGGTGGTCCAGAGATTATCATAATAGGAAGAAAAAAGATGAATAAGCGCGGTGGAAAACGTGATGGAGCGGGCGGAAAAAAGCCTAAACTCCCGCCAGATCAAAGACGAAAAAAGGAAGGGAGGCGTTTGTTTAATGCTCGTGAGAAACGAGCCGTTCAAAGTGCTGCCGATGATTCGGGAAAGCCTTTAGATACATGGATACGTGAAGTGTGTTTAGAGCAAGCAAAAAAACAAGGTTATTCCCCTGTCAAATAAAAAAGCCGTCCCCGAGAGGACGGCTTTTCGCTTTCCGGGGTTAACCGGATTAGCGGCGCGGGTGAGTGGGCATTAAAGGTGAGCAACATACAGAAAGAACGGAAATGCACTTATCAAAACTCCGCGCCAAAACCACTTTGTATCCTGCTTTGAATCCCAGATAAAATCATGATAAGATCCGTAAATAGATACGGTATCTTTCGCATGCATCTGAATGAATTCATTCCGGACATTCAGCCAATCGGCAAAAATAATACCGACAATCCATGCACCTACAGAAGTGAATCCCAGGGCTTCCGGCCATTGCGAATTGAACAGAGAGAAAGCCAAAACTGAGACACCGCAGACGGCGATGAACGCTAATATTCCATGCCATTTGTTATACGAAATTCCCAGAAACTTTTTCAATTTTTTTCTCCTATTGCATCAAGCATTCGTTGCATGAGGACTGAATCTGTTCCTGCATTTGTGAATGCATCTTGGAAGATGAACACATCCAGATTGTTTACTTCACCGTCCCTGTTAAAGTCGGCTCCCTCACAGGGCCAACCCGGCCCACAAGGCTGACCATAATAATCCGGAAACATAATTGCATCGATTATTGATACAATGCCGTCCCCATTTACATCGCCGGCAATGACCTTAACTGTATCATGCCAGATCCACCGCCACGTTGTCGGCGAACCCTGCCCGGCGTATACATTCCAGGTATACGGTATATTAAAGTCCACCGGCACACCGTTTATGCTATCCCGCCAGACCGCCCGCCAGGTGAACTTGTGCCACCCGAGTGTATCCGGGTAAAGCGTGTCACCGTCTTCCACAATTATCATAGCGGGCATTTCGATCAGCGTATCCGCGATCATGTCAAATTTGAATTTAGGGTAATCAACGGTATCCCCCTCAATTACAACTAAATAATCGAATGTGTCGATACTGTCGGCCCACTCAAACCAAAGACCTTGCAGTTTATAACCTTGCGCGAACGAACAGACCGACACAATTAAGATTAAAATTATCGTTCTCATTCGCTCACCACGATTTCAAGTACTGCAGTTGGTCCGGCTTGCTGCTCCGTCACGTCAAGCTCGGTTTGATTTAGGACACTGAAAGGCACAAAATTTCCCTCACCTGGTAGTTTGACAAAAGTATTTCCTTCGTCGATCATGAACTGCGCTTTTCCTGGGGCATTGCATTTGAAAAATACTTCTGCAACTAATCCCGTTTCAGTCGATTCGAAACCGGCTTCCAGTGACACAAGGAATAAATCTATTTTCGGAAGATCGTTCCCGCCTGCGTCTTTCACTACTACGGCATTGTGCATCGGCTGATTAAACAGCGTCCCGAAATTGATCTTGAGTTGAACCCCGTCCTGATCATCTCTCAAATCGACCGGAGATACGATTGAATCCGGATATAATATGCGTGTACCGAATCCCTGGAATCCCGTTCCTTCCTTGATGTTAACCTTGAATCGGAGTTCATCCCCGACTTGCATTTGAACAGTTTCCATAAAGAAAACTCCGCGCTTAGAATGTATGTTTTAATGGGGTGCGTATTGCCGAAATTGTAAAGCGGTGATCTTGTAATATCATCCGTGCGTTCATTGCTTCGCCTGCCGGAAGATTCAACCAATATCTTCCGGTTCCTGAAGCCACAGGAGCAAAATTATCATTCTCCAGCAGGTATGAGGCAACGTCAGATGTTAGTTGCAGATTTGAATCACTGTTATCATCTCTTGCGAAATGGGTTGATTCAGTGACAATAATGATATCAAAATTATGATATTTGGGCTGTATAGTAGCGAAAGGGGAATCAATCCACATCACCAGGATAGCAGGCAGGATTTTTGAAAGCTTGTTTGCTTCCTGAATCTGCCCGGCATACTGAACAATCGTATGCGTTGGAAACTGTGTGCTTAGATGCGCAATGAGTGAATCTTGTGCAAGTACCATAGAAACCCCTAATTTGTGAACCAGCTCCCCGGTCCGAATAATCTATCCTTTGCAGTAACGGAAAGACCTGAGTTTGAATTACCGGCTGCATCTGATTGCCGCAATTTTTCAAGTTCCGTCAGAGCCTTACTGTAATCCTTTACGATTTGTGGCGGGTGCTTGAATTCATCATCTCCATGCCGAAGTATGAAACACCGGTAACGAATAATTGACATATAATAGAGCTTGTGAACATCGGTTGCAGTTGTCTCATCTACCGTTATGAATCGGGATAACTCAGCTTCAGAATCAACAATTACTTGATCAAGTTGCTCGTCTGCGGTTAAGGCGGAATCTGCAACCGTGCAAAACTCATCCCACAAAGGGAAGCGATCTTTTATGTCTGCTTTTTGGATAATCATTATGACACCCTGTTTACAAGTTCACGAAGTTCACCGGCTATATCAGCGGCGATTAACTCCGTAATCTGTTCATCTTCATCTTTATTAAGACCCCAGAAGGGGAACAACTTTCTATTTATACCGGCACCGGCAACGCTTAGGTAGTATGCAATTTGTTCTTTCTCCGGATCTCGTATGAATACTTCGACCCCTTCGAAGCTACGCAGCGCGACGTGATCAACCTTTGTCAGCATCCCGTCAACGTCGTTAAAGGTTAGATTGACCGGTGATACCGGAAGCCCTGCCTTTTCTTTTTTCTTTTTGTAACCGGGTGAATACTCCGGGAACGGGGAGCCATCAATCGATATACCTTCCCGGGTTCGCGTCTTCATTAACCGGATAGCAGCGAGACCATACCGGTTAAGATTTCGGTTTGCAATAACGCCTTCAATCAATCCGGTTAGCGTCTTTTTTATGTCACCTAATTCAGCCAAAGGACCAGTTTCCTATTTTAATTTTTGGCCGTTTCCGTGACTTAGAAGACTTAAAGGTTCCGGTGCGGAAGTGCTCGAATATTTTAATGTAGGCTGTAGCCAGGGCATCGAGCCCATCGAGCTTTTTACTCGTTCCACCGAATGCGAAATACTCTTTTGAATATTTCTGATAATCCGGCGTGCTCATTAACCGTTCATTGTAGATGATAGAACCGGTTTGATGCGGATGCACCAAATTCATTATCCGGCTTTCTTTGTCGGATGCTCTGAATTCCGTTTTCAGATCCTTAGAGTTATGCAGGATCATGGGGATAATTCTACCGTGCTTCTCTATCCAATCCTGATAGTAGGGCTTTGCAAATCCCCACTGTGAAAAATCGTTTTCGAAATAAAGAACCTTCCAACTCGGAATTATTTTTGACAAATAGTATATGTAGGAAAAGAATTCCGGGTATCCCTCTTTTCGCAAGTAGAGATCCAGAACAACAACCTCGAGCTTATCGGTTATGCCGACTGTTGCAAGTCCCTTATTACAGGCCGTCGGGCTGGTTCCGTGCGCTGGATCTGCCGCAGTGATGGAGGCAAATATTTTAAGGGTGTTTATGTTAACACCGCGTAACCATTCCGGCTTGAAGATGTCGCCCGATTCAAAGGGTTCACAGAGCCATTCAGAAACCCACACATCATACGGTGTATCCGCTTCCAAATCTGTAAGCGTTTTATCCGGGAATCTCTCCGGCCAGTTTGATTTGCCCTTTTCATCGATGATCGGAAAAACGTAAGTCCGATCTGGAAATTCTTCCTCGAGCTTGACGCCCGGACAATTCTCATTTATCCGGTTGTAAAGCAGGATATTCAATCCGTCGGGTTCCATCTGCCGCCAGCTTTCACCCTTGATATAGTCTGCTACATTTTCGTTATCTACATCAGACCGCACTGAAACCCGGTTGAACATGTCATCATTAATTGAAATCTTAAATCGCTTAAAATCCTGGTCAACGTAGTTACGCAGACCGGTTTCAACCGATGTCGAGATAAGTTCAGTATGATTGATGATGTAATGTCCCTTTTGTTCCTGCTGGAACTTGATAACATAATCATACATCAGTAAACGGTTGTCTCTGATCATGCGGTAGACGTGCGCGCTACGCTCTTTTGAAACGTCCTGCGTCCGCATACCGATATTGATTAAACCGCCCACGCCTTGAGCGATGGGCTTAACAACTTTAGTGATAAATGTGAATGCGGTTTTTCCGGAAGTCGGGAATGCGGTAATTAGATGATTTCCAGATTTTATCTCTGCAATATACCGGTGCATATCGTTAAATGGCGTATCGAAGATTTGCGGATAATAGATCCTGCAAAACTCGAGGTCATCAGCATCAGCTTTAGCGCGTCTGGCGGCTTTAAGCTCCGGCGTAAATTCCTTCTCATCGACTTGATGCAGGACATCGGTCAGGAACTTTTCAAATTTCGCGTCTAATTTTTCAAATGTGCGAAGTGCCATTACTTACCGCCTAAAGCCCTTGAGTATTGTTAAAATCGAATGTGACCGGGTTATATGCCGGTCTCAAAAGTGGTCACGATCTCACATTTACGTTATCGAGCCCTGATTTAGTCTCGCATACAGATCATTCTTGAATTCCCGGATCATAATAATAAAATCATCATCGCATACTTTCGGATGCCGGTTGCGTGCAAACCGAACCAAATTTTCCAGCATATCGAACATGACCGGGATTTGAAATTTCCTATCGACAATCTTATTCAGCGAGCTTTGTAGCTTCGCAAGCGCGTCGGCATCTTTCGGCGTGAAATTCTCAACCTTCAGTAGATCATTTATCTTATCGAGAATTTTTAATGTTATTGCCTGCGGGCTGCTGCTTTCATATTTCTTTTGCCGCAATTCTTCCCGTTCATCATACCAGTCTTTGCCGGTTTTTTTATTGGGCTTTTTTGCCCATTGCCGGATTGTTTGATGATGTGGGCTCCCGCCCATTTCATCACTGATCTTTCGCGGAGAATATCCTTTCTCCACAAATTCAATGTGCGCGCGATTGTACGTGTCGAGGTCATAGCTTGGTTTTTTACTCATCAAAAAGCCCTTGTTTCTTTAACGGCTCCTGGTCGGGTGAGACCCTAATTCCAAGCTTCATAAAGTCAACCGGATCGACTTCACCGCCCATGCGATAAAATGCATCGATTACATCGAGCCTTTCGCTGACATTAATCGGCTCTGATTTATCGATCTCCATTCGGGGGATGCGGTTATCCGCGTAGTTGCGACGGTAGATCATTTCGATTAGTTTGTTCATACAGGACTGTATGAAAAACATGTCATCGATTGCGATGTTCTGCTTGACCTTATAAGGTGCGAGATTCTCACCGAGCTTTAGGCCACCGGTATCATTCACAGCGTTAGCATGTCCGAGAATCGCAATTGACATACCGGTGTCAGCGGCATGTGTAAATTTCATATGATCGCCGGTTGTGCGGGAAACTTCTTTTATCTCAACTTCAGTTCCTTTAGGCGCAGTCCCGCGTGATGACATTGCCATTGCGTCAAGCGCTTCTTGCAGCGCAGTAACAACGGTTGTATCAGATCCCGGCGGATAGAATCCCATCATGAAGGGTTCACCGAAAGTTTCGATGAAAGATGCCCATGCCTCGAGGCCGAAATTCTTAAGTATAAAATCACGAATAACCGGCAACATTACCGGCTTTTCGTCGGTCTCACAAATCAACGCCGTGTCTGGTATTTCCTCTAACCGGTTGCCGTGATCGATTTTCAGAACCCCGGTATCTTTGTCATACCTGAAATACCGCTGATCGAATGCTTCGAAAGTGGTTATTTCCTGCCGGTTATCAATTACTTCCCATTCGAAATCAATCACCCTATATATATAGAGGGTTGATTCATGAATCTTTTTAAACAGCGACCGGGTGTTGATTCGGTTTAACATACTCTCAATCCACAGCGACCGCTGTTGATCTTCTGCGTTATCCGGATCAAAGGGCTTGATTTGCCATTCGCGTTGAAATCCTGCTTGCCGCCCGATTAAGCAGCCCGCACAATGACTATCATCTGCGGCTGATTTCATCAGGGCGATAATATCTTTATACTCGCCGTTTAAATAACTCTTGTAGGCTTTTTGATAGAAGGCTGGATTAAATTGGACCTTAGCGGAACCAATCTTTTTATTAACTGTAAGCATCATGTCCCCGTTTTAATCTTCGCAAGACAAGATACTATACACCGCACATATTGCAGTAGGCTTTGAATCCACATACGTATGTGGATAGGGTGTGCTTTGCTTTTCTGTATAAGGGGATTAGTTTTGCAGCAACTAAAAGGGTAACTGAATGTTCAAGCTGATCAAAACATATATCAATCAAGTCGCAATGTCAAGTACGCGACCCGATTTTTATTGCAATCAGATCGATATCCCGGATGAATCCGGGGAAATGATCAAGATTGTGCCGGTCGGCGAATTCCCGAACCATCATAACGGCCCGCACAGAGTGACCGCAGAAGACGTTCAGAAAATGGCGGAAAATTTTGCTGCGTCCGGAACGGATCTGTTGTTCGATTTGGACCACAATTCGTTGTGGGGAAATACACGCGCCGCGGGATGGTCACCGAAAGTAGAGGCTCGGGAAGATGGTCTTTATATAGAATATCCGAATTTTGTTCCTGAAGTCGCTGAGATGGTTAAGAACCGTGAGTACCGATATTTTTCTCCGGTTTATGTGCTATTTGCAGAAGATAAAGACGGAACGAATATCGGAGCTCGTATTGATAGCGTTGCCCTGACTAATCGTCCCTATATGGATAGGGAGATCGATCATATCGGGAATACCCGAAGAAATCCAAAACCGGAGAAATTGAATATGTTCCCTGATTGGTTTATGAAGCTGCTCGGATTGTCCAATAATGCCACTGCTGAGGAAGTCAATTCCAAGCTGAATGCAACAGATCAAGCGGCTTTGTTGTCCGCGATTAAAGCTACTGAAACCGATGATCCAGCACCGGTGAAACCGGAACCCGATCCCGAACCTGTTGCGAATTCCGACGGGGATAAGCTTGACAAAATCCTGAACATGTTGCAGGCGCAGGGCGCTCGTCTCGATAGTCTCGAGAGCGTTAACGCTGCAAGTGCCGCTGATCGTGTTGATGCACTCGTTAACTCCGCGATCAGTCAGTTCAAGATTCTACCGGCACACGCGGCCGCCTGGGTAGCACATGCAACGGCGGATTTTGACGCCGCAAAACAAGCACTTGATGCGATATCGGTGAACGCTGTGAAGCCTTCAATGGTTCGAACACCGCAAGTGAAAAATCCGGTTGAAGGTGAAAAGGTTTCTGCTCTCGATGCAGCAATTAATTCGATGCGATCAAACCCGGCGTTTACCAGCCAGAACTAAACATTCTGGTTTATCAAAACGAATTTCAACGTTCATTTTTTTAAGGATAATTTGACATGAGAATTGAACAGGCTTCCGCTTCTAATCCGGTAACAAATCTTGCCCTGCAAGGGCTCATGCAGACCTGCCCCATTCTGGCGGATGTCGATTTTTTCATTCGGCCGGGATCATCTCCACAGATCAAGAAGAGCCGAGAGGGTGCTACCCCCGCGAGTATTTGGCGTTCGTTGAATGAGAACAAGACCAGTACACCGCCTACCCCTATTTATGAATCTCAGACCAAGCGCATTCTTTCCTGGCAAACTCAGGTTGACAAGATTCTTGAGCAGAGAAACGAAGATCCGATTGCAGAGCTGGCATTTCAGAGCTTAATCGAGGCGCGCGAAAACGGGTGGATTCTCCAAGACAAATTTTTCAATGGCGATAACGGTACTGACGCGGAGGAAATCGACGGATTTGTGAATAAGGTTGCCGCCGGTCAGACCCTCAGCCTTGCAACAGATGGATATACCAACGGCTTGCAGGTGCCGGTCGGTAATTCCGATACGAACACAGGTGCGCAACAGAATTTCATTGAGGAAGTATTGAAAATGATTGAGATGGTGCGGGGTGGTGCTTCTCATCTTTATGTCCCCGCCAACCTCAAAATTCGCATGCTGACTGTAGCAAGAAACCTCGGCTACTACAAACAATCAAAAGATGAACTCGGTGCGAGCGTCGATATGATCGGTGATACTATCATTCGCAGCGCTGGCCGGAATAAAGATGGCAGTTCAATCATTCCATTCAATGAGACCGTCGGCAGCTCAAGCGATTGCGCATCGATCTATGCGGTCCGTTGGGGTGAAGGTGTTGACCTCACTGCGCTAACTTCTGCCGGTCTGGTCGGAGAGGCAGCCGGTTTAGTCGGTAAATTCTACACTAACGAATTCGATATGGATCTGGCGCTTGTCTTGCAAGATGAGACTGCCCTGGTGAAAAAAACCGGCTGGCGTCTGTAGGATTCTCAAAAGATCCATTTAGAGAATCATACAATAATTTCACAGTCAAAAAATTGAGGTTGATATGAAATTTCAAGTCTTTGCAGGAAACCCGAATTTTCAAGGAACGCGCGCCCGTGTTTATTTCCAGGATGGTAAGGCCGTTACCGATCTTCATCATGCGATGGTGTTGGTACGCAACTGGAAATATACTTCCCCGGAGATTAATCTTGCCGGTGTTGAAAATGTTCTTGCTGCCGTTAGGGATAATGGCTTCGATCCGAAGAAAGATGATCCCGTGTCAGCCGGAATTGAGCTGCTTCCGGGCGATTCCGCTGATGACTTGCCTGAATCGCTGAATGCAGATGGTGGTGAAAGCACCGATGAACTGCTGATCAATCCGGCCGAATTGCCACAATCGACCGTAACTGTGGATGGAAAAGAGGTTGCCGGTACCGTCGAGGAAGCGAAAGAACCGGGCCAAGAACCGGTAACTGAATCCAAGAAAACCGGCGGACGCCGCAAAAAGTAAACCCGGATCTGAATCATTAACTATTAACCGGTGAAAAAAATGTCACTGACAATCAAAGATTTTCTTATCGGTTTGCGCAAGATGATTATCACGCTTGCGGCGTTAGCAGCATTTACGATTATTATGATTAACTCAAATGGGTCAGCAACACCAATCGATCCGTTTAATCTGGGATTCGGAATCGGTCTTTTATTAACTCCCTCATCGGCGGCATATATCGGAGCTTATTTCGCGAATGGTAAAGGAAGAAAAGAAAAATCTTAGGTATAATTCTTGGAATAAAGCCGGGATCATTACGGTTGTAATTTTTTTATTAATTCAGATCGGAACACTAATATATACGCTTGCTGTTCTGAATACGCATCTGATAAACATTACTGCCCGTCTTGAGCGGTTCGAGAAAAAATTTAGTGATAATGACAAGCAGCGAACAGAAGACCTGTACAGGATTTATGAACGTATCAACGATATGTCAACAAAAAGGTGAAAGGTAAATCATGGCTCTCGTACACATTGAAGGAATAAAGATCGTTGCCGCCGGTGGTGATTTAGATGCCGCAGTAGCACTAAGAGTTTCCAAAGACGCGGTTGATCTGGATATTCCGCCGGAAATACTTGAGCGGCATAACACCCTTTCCCCGCAGCCCGCCGCGCGTACGGAGCTTGGTTTTAACGTAACTCTCAAGGCGGCACTTGAGAATGCTGGACCAGATGAATATGTTCTGCTTTTCGGGGGTGTAAATACTTCCGGAGTGTGGACAAAATCGCAAGGCGTCCGCGCACTTGGTAAGCTGGATATCCGGTTAGTCGTCTTCCAGGAAGACGGCACAACAAAAGACTGGGATATTACTAACGTTCAACAAGTCGCCGGGATGAAGCGGTCATTTACATACGCTCAAACTTCATACCAGCCGATAGAACTGGCCGGAACCGATAACACGGCTCTGGATTTCGACGAAAGTTAACAACCCATACAACAGGCGAATGGGGTGCATCCATAAGGGCGGCCGGAATTTTTCCGCCCGCCCTTTTAATTTCAAACAGCGCGAGGTGAAACATGTCTAACCAAATTAACCCGGCCGAGTTGAAGCTCCGGACAATTACCCCGGAGCGAGTTGCATACTTGCAACAAACTGGGCTTTGCACGCAGGATGATGCTGAGCTCACCGAGACAATAATAAAAATTGCCAGCGACCGCGAAACCGCCGACGAAGTTCTAACGACAATCTTTGACTTTGATTTTCAGGATGTGGAAGAACTGGACGTAACACTGATCATCGAGGCTCGCAAACGTTTTTTGCAAGCTTTGCTCGGAGTCTCAAGAGGATAAAACACATCCAGGATGCACTTTTAGTCACGACTGAAGGTGAATCCAATTCGCCCATTACCCGTGACGCTTATTATTGGTTGCGAGTCGTGCGGAAATGCCAAAAGGCCGGGCTTGGCAGTACTACAGAATTAATGCAGATGGACATCGTTACGCTATCAACATTCGTCTGCTTAGAAAACGATCTTGATGCGACAATGGAAAGACTTTTTAACGAATGACCGAACTGAAAATTAAAATATTACTCGAAGGGGCTCAGTTTAAAGCTGAGGCCCAGGAAGTAGCCGATGCAACGCATGAGATCGAGGCAATTGTAGATGCCTCATTTGCATCAATTACGGGCAATATTGCAGCCGCGTCATTCGCATATAATCAGATCGTTTCCGCAGCTCAGAGCGTAGCAAATGCGATCCGGGAACCACTACGGATATACACTGAGTTTGAGACGGCGACGGCCTCTGTTGCTTCTCTGGGCGTCGAGAATATCGAACAATTATCGGCCGGTGTTCTTGATGTCGCAAATCAAATTACGGTTCCAATTGAGAGCTTGACCGGCGGCTTATATGAAGTTGTTTCAGCCGGTGTATCTGCAAGTGAGCAACTGGGTTTCCTCGGGGTAAACGCACGGGCCGCGACTGCTGGCGTTGCAACTGTCACTGAAGCGGTAAAGCTGTCGTCTGCTTTCGTAAAAGGGTTTGCGCTCGAGTGGAGCCAGACCGATGAAGTATTAGACGATGCTTTTCAGACTGTTAAATTAGGGCAAACGACGTTTGCGGAACTTCAGGCAAGCGCCGGTGCGGTTATCCCTCAGTTTGCAGCGTTGAAAGGCGAGACTGATGAGTTGTTCGGAGCGTTCGCAACGCTCACCGGTGTGACAGGAAATACCGCCGAAGTATCGACGCAATTGCGCGGAATTCTAACCGGATTATCAAAAGCAACCCCGGAACTGACCGCCGTAATTGAACGCTATCGCGGCAAGTCAATTGAAGCAGTTTTCGCAACAGAAGGTCTTGCAGGGATTTTAGAAATACTGCGCGAAGAAACCGGCGGCAGCGCGACCCGGATGAATGAACTATTCGGATCTGTCGAAGCTGTTACAGGCTTGCTTGCATTGACCGGTTCGCAATATGATACTTTCATCGAGAAAACTG